CTCTGATAATCTCTATCAGAATCGAATGACTTTGCCACAGAGAAGGTCGCTGCTTGATTAGCGGGTACTGATACCACACTAATTTCAAACAATTCTGCGTCCTTGATTCTATAGCCGTCGGTTTCCTCATTATAATCAGCATCCTTGACTCGGAAACCAACACTAAAAGCTCCAAGAACACCTTCCTTAACTAAATCTCTAATTTTTCCTGCTGATTTAGATATTCTACCTTTTATCTTTAATCCAATATCATCAACACCTAATTCAGTTGTTTTACCGATAGGATTATGATAATCATGGTTAAAAAGGATGATAGGATTATTTTCATAATTACCTATTCCACCTTTTGACCAAGCTTTAGGTTCTATAATATCTCCAGCTCTGTCTTGATCATTAGTACTTGCGTAACCTTTAATATTTACGCTACCATCTTCATTTACATCAATTGCTTTAAAATTAGAAGTTAAGTTAAAAATTTTTCTCATTTATTTCCCCTTTTTTGCTACTTTAGCCTTAAATTTTGGCTTTGCAGCAGGCTTAGGTGTGGGAGCAGGCTTAGTTGCCTTCTCGTATTCCTCTGGGAAACTCACCTTAATAATTTGTAATAGCCTAGCCCAAGAACCAGTAATTTTTCTTACTGCTCTTGCTCTATGAGGAGTATCATCCTCTGCTATATATTCTTTCATGCTCATTATTTTGCCTTTCTTAACAAAATAGTCGGCTACTGATTTGACGATTCTTTTTAATCTAGTCATTGTCTTCTTCCTCTGAAGTGTCATCTTCTGAAGGTCTTCCACCCTCACTTGGATTTGCTGAGCTACCTGCTATATTTGCAGGTATTCTAACTTCATCAAGTCCGTCTAATCGTTCCATTCTCATCGCTTCTCTAGCTTCATTAGGAGTTATAATTCCTGTATTTACTAGTGATTGATAATATGCCGCTTGATCTCTCAATTCGGGTTGTAAAGCCGGAACACGGCTTACATCTTCTTGTAAATCAAATCCAAAGTACCTTTCAAATGCATAATTTATTTTTCTAACTATAGGTAGTACAGTTTCTAAATAATATAATCTAAGATTAGGTCTAATATTTGCATTATTTCCACTATCTAAAAGTAAGGGTGGTATTCCTAATGCTGATAATATAATCTTTTCATTTGCTGCAATACTTGGTTGAAAATCTAAATCTTTAAAATTTATTTCATTTAAATTATCTATTTCAAGTCCGCCGTCTAGAATCAAAGGTCTTCGTCCTCCTGTGTTAGGATTATACCTAACTCTCCAAGCCGCTAACATTCTTTCTTTAATTTTCTCACTAAGAGTATTTGGGCTTTTTAGTACTAAACCTGGTACTGCCCCATTCTTAAAGAAATTATCTTGAAAATTCCTCATTGAGCCTAAAAGCTTCATGGTTCTCCATGCTGGTTTTAGTCTAGGAACTCCCCTGTAGATTGAATTAAAAGAATTTTCTTTTACATGTATAATCTCACTAGGGGTGTAATCTACTTGTCCTTGATAAACATATTTAGTTATATACTGAGTTTCATGGGTTTCTATTTCCACGTTATCTGCAGGTAATTGATATAAATGTACTCCATCAAAATATACAAAAATATTACCATCAATTAACAAATCAATTATAAGGTTGCGTTTAAAAGAGTTAATATCTTGAAAGGGGTTTGGTTCTATATTCAATAAGAGATTAACTCTAGATTTTCTTATATTTTTAATAATTGGATCTAATCCAACTATTTTATCTCCCACATCAATCGGTATCTCAGCGACATCGTCAACTATCATATTAACGCCTCGATTAACAACCTCTTGTTGTTCGTAAGCATTTCGATAGTTTGTTGGAATTTCACGACTAGCAATATTGAATCCTTCATCCCTTGCTATTAAGGGTTGTGCAGGATTTAATTTTTCTTCTAGTTGTTGTCTCCTTCCCGGAATTAAGCCATCGTACCAAGCCATGTTTTCTCTCTCTGTTTCTCCACCCAACGGGGTTGTTTTTTTGCCGTTATAAATTTAGGTTTTTTCCCATATATTGAATGTAATCTTAAGTGGTGTTTATGACAAAGAGTCACCGCATCTTCAAATAATTCTTTAGAGTGTTCTTTTATAAATACATCTCTAACTTGAATTATTTCTTCAGCTGAATCAATCTTAAAACCATTCTTTCTAAGCCATCGTTCTAATAATTCAGTCAAACTATAATAATGATGATAATCTAAGCTTTCTTTATTACCGCAGATATAACATTCAACATCTTTTTTATATCTAGACTTTGCTCTATCTCTTACATATTTTACCAAGTCTCGCTTAAGATTCATTTATTCCAGCCTTATAAGTAATTATACTAAAAAAGTATCGTTTTGTCAAGAACAATTTTTTTCTAGGTGTACCTATTTAAAAAGTTGTCGCTGTTACCTGAAATGTATAAAGTGCATATCTAAGCGCGTCTGCCATATGAGAGTACTTATTATGCTTTGGCTTTTCTCTTAATAAATTAGGATTTGCATCCCACTGATATTGATCTAAAGCCTGTAATGCATGATAACAAGTTTGGTCTACCACTAAAGTATCATTATCAACTATCGCTGCAACATGGGCTATCCCATCTAAAACTGATTTTTTTGCATTGATTGTTGAAATATCAAAATTCTGTGCAAAATCAAATCTAGTTTGTTGTGCTGCGGAGTCAATATAGATCCAATCTACATCCCACTTCTCCATTAATTTTTTAATTCTAATAGCATGATATTCAGTAGTTCTTTCAGCTTCTAAATATTCAGCTACTAGATAAAACTTTTCTTTATCCCAATTATATCCAATTATACAGAACGCAGTCGGGTCTTTATATCCAACATCGAGCCCTGCAAATAAGTCCATTTCTGAAATATCAATCTCGGATAAATCTGAAATACAACTTGTATAATCAAAGTTCCAAACTTGTCCCTCGTAAACATTAAAGTCTGCAAGATATTCTTGATTAAATTCTGCCTCTGACATAGTTTTTTTAGCTTCTGAGATATCGTCTTTGCTATGTCTTGGGTTTTCATGATAACTTGATTTAATTGAAATCCATTCTGGGTATTCATTGCTATATCCTCTATTATAAAAATCTGCAAACCAATTATTTCTTCCTCTAGGGGTTGATATAAAAAGAGCTTTACTATTTTCTTTATCTAGTGCAGGTCTTAGTGCAATATTAAATGCATCTCGACCATCAACTAAAGCTGCTTCATCAAAGATTATGAGATCATATGATCTACCTACACAAGAATCTACCTGATTAATAGAGCCCATTCGTATGGTTGAGCCATTTGAAAGTTCAATAGTTCTTTCTTTTGCATTATTTCTTACTACCTCTAAATCAAAATGTCTAATAAGATTTCTTTGTAGATCAAATGATATCTGAGATAAAGAGTAATTAGGTGACATTAAAAGAATATGACTATTAGGAACTAAAGCCATTAATTGTCCTATTATATTTGAGATATAGGTTTTTCCTTGTCTCCGTGATAAAGCCGCACATACAAATCTATATTTTGGATTATTAATTGCATTAATCAATGCAATTTGTGAGGGTATCGGAGTAATGCCTAATAAATCTAAATATCCAGTAACAGGTAATTTTAAAAACCTAACCTCTGGCTTATAAAACATTAGTTTAGAATACGTAATGTCTTTTCTACTTATTTCTAACATTAGTGTATACTTGTGTTTCGGGGTAATAATGATTTGTCGAATAAACGAAATTCTTCAGCTAAGTTATAAATATGAACATAACCACCACATAGGTCAGCTAATGCCCATTCTTCTTTCGTTAAGTCTTCTTCTTTTTGTCTTAGATATTCTAAAGTTGCTTTGGAATTGTCGGCTGATATTCTAAAGTTGCTTTGGAATTGTCGGCTATATGTTTTAGCCATTCTGATTTATTTTCAAAATCTATCATTTAGCTTTCCTTTTCTTCTTACGAGGTCTACCTCGCCGTTTTCCATAGGTTCCTTTACCTTTTGGCATGGTTATGCTTCAGTTAAACAAGCTGTAAATTCTATACTACCTTGAGTTGCTGACATTACATCAGTAGGTTTTTTTGCTATTATTATCTGAGCGTCTCCGCTACCTGCAGCTAATAGATTACATGTGGATCCAACTGTTCCGGCTGCGTTATATACATTTATAATTCCTGCAGTACCGCCAGTATGTGTACATAGTACTTTACTAGCACCATTTATAGTTGATCCATTGGCAAAACTATTGCCTGCTGCTTCCTTTGCTGATAACAATTTAATTGCTCTCATTCTTTTCTCCTAACGCTTATCGCGTCCTTTTCTTCTTCTCTTAGACTGGCGGTATTTAATAGCTCGAAGTCTTCGCTTCGCGGCTTTCTTAGTCTTAGAGATTCCAGAAGTATTTTTTATTTTCCATCCGCCTTTTACTCTGCGAATAGGCATTTGTTATTCCGCC